GTGAGTAATACAGTATAATACTGGCGCCTGCGATGGGGATCGAACCCACCTGTGACAGCTCGACAAGCTGTTGGTTTCCCCAGAAACCTACGCAGGCAAAAATGGCAGTCCTAGAGAGACTCGAACTCCCAACACCTGGTTCCGAAGACCAGTGCTCTTGTCCATTGAGCTACAGGACCATGACATGGTGCCGCTTCTTGGGATCGCACCAAGGTTTACAGTTTTTCAGACTGTTGTGAGCACTAGCTTCACTAAAGCGGCATTAAGGGTATTGCGGAGGCAAGGATTCGCACCTTCTCGTGTTATTCACACAGCGGGGTATGAACCCGCCCACCATGCTATTGGTATTCCCCGCATAACGATGATCTTTGGTGGGAAAGGTAAGACTTGCACTCACGTTGTTTCCAATGTAAAGGTTTTACAGACCTCCGCCTTCGCTGCTCGGCGCACTTTCCCACAAAACATCATCGTCCGGGGATGTTGCACATTGTCAACTCATGCAACATCCCCTGATTTCATCTACTGTGAGAAATCTCTTTCTCACATGTCTTGTGTAAATCCTGATTTAATTGTCAAACAGCACAGCAACAAAAACTAGAATAAAAAACCCCGGAAACTTTCATTTCCGGGGTCTGTACCTTGGGTGTGAATAAATCACATCAAGACGCAGACCCCTGCATGGGCTTGTGATTGGCCCACACTGTAAAATCAATCTCGGGATAGTTTACGCACATCATTATTGAAAACATTTTCCTTGCTTTATATCGCTATAATACACGGTCTATTTAGCATGTCAAGATAAAAATTGGGGTTTAGCAGGATTTTTGCCTAAAAACTAATTTTAATACCTGCGGTAATACCTAGGGGCGACATATTGTGGTGGAGAGTACCGATACACCGGTGCAGGAGCAACATAAGGTCTATAATGATAATGACCATGATGTGGTGCTGTATGCACAGCACACCCTGATGTTATCACAGCTACAACGGACAACAGTGCTAAAATTCTCAACATTCTGTATTTACCCTTTGAAATATTTCTTCAATAGCATGCTGGGCATCTAACTGGTAAACTGGTATTTCCCAGTTATACAAAAGATCAGTTACTTTTTTATGAAATTCGTCGGCTTCTTCACTGAGTTTTTGATTTCTTCCCTGGGGATTGTATTCCCAGTTTCGTGTGAGAAGAAAATTCCAGTTTTGATATTTTTCCCATACTTCTCTAACCAAATACTCAAAGTTGTCACTAAGCACATTGGGTTTTAAATACACAACACTCAAGGGCAAGGGACTGTCGGTAACAACCCAATCAAGCCCATGGCCTTGCAAACGAGCCAATCTACGCTGCTGCTTGGCAAAAATGTAAATTTGATCGTCTAAAAGATTTTGCCTTTGTTCCCAAATAGCTTCCTGTGCATACTCTTGCACAAGTGCGACATTCAAACCTTGCAGTTTCATTTTGCCAAAAAGCAGTGATGCGGTTGTGGATTTTCCTGTGCAAGGTCCACCAAATAAGTTAATAACTTTCATATTGCCCTCTTGCCTCAAACTATAAGTTTGAAATAGCTATTTCGCAATACACATTGTTGTCTTCGTTACAGAGATTTTGAATATTGAACCACAAGCATTGATTTACCGGAGCCCACTGATTTACTGTGGCTGTGGTAATAGGTGTTGCTGTAGGTGGATACAAACACCATGTGGTATAGGTGTTGCTCAAGTTCAAACTAAACAAACTGACAAATGGTTGATTTTGCAAGGCACTACCACCAGGTAACAAGCTGGGCCAAGCTCTAACACTCAACTGTTGACGTTGCCAATACTGCTGGTGCAATGCTGTGATAACTGCTTTTTGATTAGTTGTTATGCCCCAGGGAAATGCAATAGTTCTACTTGCAGGAATCTGATAATAACCATCAGGATCTATTGTGCTGATCACAGTGACTCCTTGAGGAACCCTGTTTACCCAAAGTGTGGGATTGTAAAAATCAGTCATAGCTGTATTTATAGCGCATAAATATCAGCATGACACGAGTTGCAGATGTTGACATAATACAAATAGGCGGTTGGACTATCACCGCGCAAGATGATGGTCTATATGCCACAAAAGGTGGCACACGCACCAAAATTGAGTTGATTGATCTCAGCAAAGGTGATATACCACCGGATCCTGATGCACAACAATCATCTACATCAAGCTTGCCAGGCTAACACATGACCAGTCAAATATTTGCCCAAGCTACACCTGCTGCTGCCACAACTACCTTGTTATATAACGCCAATGTTCATGGAATAACAAACATTTGGGCTGCCAGCTTGGGCGGTCACGATGCCATTAGAATAGCCATTGTGCCCAATGCTGAACCCTTGACCAGCAACTGTTATATTGCTTACGACACTTTTTTATACAACCGATATGTCATGTATATGCACAACATCTGCTTTGCTCCTGGAGACAATGTCATGGTATGGAGCACAACTGGCAACAGCAGCTTTACAATGACTGGCTATTCAACAGATTAGTTCGCCGTCTGTTGTAAACTCCAGTTGCCCAATGCGGAAATAGTAGCAAGTTTGTGGCCGATTTTTCTTGTGCAAGTGCATGACAAATCCTGTGGGCATTTCTACTTCTAGATTTTCACGGCTTTTGTTTATGACTCGAGCTTTAACGCTGCGGGTGCTTTCTGTGCAAAAAATACGTACTTTGGTGGGTTCTCTGGCAGTTTTCATAAAAACCAGTTTAATACTGGCTTATGAGAATTGCCTAATATCATAAATATCAGCATGATATTACAACAACTTTCTGTGGTCTGTTTTAGCCATTTATATAACAACTATAGCATAGCGAGGCCAGTATGACCGATCTCAACAACACAGAACACATGCGCCAGTTGATCCAGCTGGTTGAATCACATACAGCGAATGGATTAGCAGAGGCTGGCCAGAGCGTCTGGAATGCCTACACTAAGGACCAACTGGCTGATATCAAACAACAGATTATAGATTATCGCAATCAAGGCTGGACTGATACAAAAATAAGCGAACTTATGGGTAAAAGTCAAGACTGGGTTGCTATGATGGTTTTGAGGCATTTCCCAGACTTACGTAAGCGGACACCCTTAGCTCTAGCTGCAACAGATGCTGACAAAACTCAGATGGCTCAAGAATTTCAAAAAGGCAACATAACCTTAAGACAACTAGCTAAAAAGTATGAGATAAGTCCTAGAGCCGTAAAGCATTGGCTAGAGGACAAGTTGGGCCAACAAGAAGTTGCCAGATTGCAAGCTTTGTATGCCAAGCCTGACAGAAAATGGACTCAAGACGAAAAAGACTGGGTGGAGGATCAATATCGACAGGGAATAGGTCCGCTTGCCATAGCAACCGTATTCATGAAAAATATAGATACACAGCCACTGGGTACCGAGGAGATGACTGACAAGCAGGTTAGTAATATGCTCAAAGTTCTTCCCAACTATCAAGAACTAAAAAGTCAATTTCAAGCCAACCGACATCTTCGTAGACAGCCAGAACCATTCACTAGAAAAATTCGCCGCCCCAGCCAACCTGGTGATACACCTGGTGGACAACTGAATCCTTCTGTAGGCAGAGTATATCCCCGGAGGTAACTGACTGGACAGTGGAACGAGGATACAAATGAAAAATACGTGACTTGGCAATCCCAACTGTAAAAGATTTGCACATAAGGCAAGCTAGATCCCATAAATATCAGCATGAAACTACAACAACTTCATGAAGCTCAAGATATTCCTGTAATACAAGCACCATTGCCTTACAAATATGCAGACTTGGAACCTGTGTTAAGTGAAAGCACTGTGCGATATCATTATGATGTTTTGACTACAAACTATTTTAAAAAATATCATGCTGGAGAAGGTGACCGTGAGTTCCAACGAGCAGGCGGCTTGTTGCACAATTTGTATTGGACACAGTTACGCAAGCCACGTGCAGGCAATCGTCCACACGGAGCCAGTCAAGCCTTAATAGAACAAAAATACAAAAGCTGGGAAAACTTCCAAGACTTGTTTGTGCAAGCTGGCATGGCCATTCAAGGCAGCGGTTGGGTTTACTGGGCCAACTCTGGTGAAATCAAAACAATCTCCAACCATGCTTGGAAAAGCGACATTATTTTTTGCATTGACTGTTGGGAACACAGTTGGATGAGAAATCCCAATCCTGACAAAAAGCACCATTTAACAACCATATGGCGCTGCATGAACTGGGACGTTGTTAACGATCGACTGTTTGTGAGTTTATAACCACACCATGTGAAACATGCAAGCGTCTTGATCCTGTGCAAATTCAAAAATCACTAAGCTTTGCATGTTTTGCGCTTGAGTAGACACTGTGAAATCTCCACAGTTTGTCACACACCAAAAATAAATGCGTTGAAGGTGGTCCCAGTTGGCAATATCTGGGCCCCACCTCATGGCATGTCTATAAACTGGTTTTTTTACACGTTTAGCCACCGCAAGTATCAAGATCTCTCAGAAGTTCTTGAAGTTCTTGGCGACGCTGTGGAGTTTGCAAACGCCTTAGAGCTACACTTTCAATCTGCCTAATGCGCTCACGTGTGACTCCAAACTTGTCACCAATCTGTTGCAAGCTGTTTTCATCACGATGACCCAGTCCAAATCGCATGCGCAGCACACTTTCTTCACGCGGGCTGAGTGTGGCAAGAATTTTGGCAAGAGCGTCGCCAACATCTTGTTCATTTAGCGTGTCAACAACAGCAGTGCTTACAGGGTCGGGAATAATTTCACCCAGCTCGCTGTCATGTTCCTCGCCCATGGGGCTTTGCAAGCTCACAGGATCCCTAGTAACTTGACTCATGCGTTGCACTTTTTCTTGTGTCCAGCCCAGCTCTTGTGCTAGCTCTTGATCGCTGGGTTCATGGCCCAGCCGTTGCAGCAGAACTTGATTTGCTGTTTGAAGTTTTTTCATAGCATCAGTTACATAGCTGGGAATTCTAATAGTGTGATGTTGATCGTTTAGACTTTTAAGGATAGCTTGACGAATCCACCATGTGGCATATGTGCTGAACCTATAACCCAGTTGCCAACGAAACTTGTCTACTGCTCGAATCAAACCCAAGTTGCCTTCTTGGATCAAATCCAACATCACTTGTTGATTGTTGTTGCTGTATTTTTTAGCCACACTAACCACAAGCCTGAGATTGCTTTTGACCATTTCGTTGTGATAGCGACGGTATTGACGTTGATGTAGCTCGAGATTTTTAATGCTGAGACGCAGACTGGCAAAGCTGCGATTGTAATGATTTTCCAACACCTGCACACTGTCTACAACAAGGGGAATTTTATCAGCATGCTTGCGTGCAACAGTTTTCACATCTCCATCATGAGGCGTCAGCAGCCAATCAAGATCCATTTGAGAGTTCCAAAAATGGCTGATAGACTGTCGCTGCTTGTGATTGTCAGCTAGCTGATGAATTTGCACGCCAATGCCCTGGATGCTTTTGCTGACAACTTTAACTTGCGCAAGACAACGCTCAGTGGCAATCTTGCTCCAGTTGGCTTCTAGCAGCATGGCGCTACGTGCAGCGGCGTCTGCTGCTAGTTGATATTGAGCTACCAAGTTCTTGACATTTGCAGGCTGCTCGTCCCAAGAAAGATCAGCATCTACGTCCAGCCAATTGCTGAGATTGTCATCACCTTGCTGACACTCTTGAAATGCCTGTGTCCAAAGATCATGAATCCACGTCATTGCACAGAGCTCGTTGTGAATCTCCATGCGATGGGTTTCAATACTCTGAGCCAAGCTGCGTTCTTGCTCGGCTGTCAGCAACTTGTTGCGGCTGACATCGCGAAAATAACTTTTAATGGGATCTGAACTTGACTTCACAACTGATTTCCTTGCTTTAGTCTGTCAACATACATGATGTTTAAATAATGTCAAGCACAATGCTTTCAGCAACTTGTGCCTGTTCTTGAGCTTGCTGTTGTGCTCGGGCAATATTTTCCTTTACCAAATAAAGAGGTTGTGGCTGATAATCAGTTACTTCCACGCACACATTGTAATACCTTGTGTCGGGCAAACTATCAGCATGCACATGTCCATGGACATTTGCCATGCACCAGTGAGGAACACTTAGTGGGTGTAAGGGAATATGGCTGAGCATGAGATTGTCCAGCTTCATGCTGCCATACAGACGGCGAAAATATTTTAGATAATCTTCGTGTGGAAAAATATCATGATTTCCCAAGATCAACTTTTTATCGCCATTTAGTTTGCTGTAAATCTCCAAAAACCTACGATTGATAACCACATCGCCAAGATGGATCACTGTGTCATTGGGCTTAACAACAGCATTCCAACGGCTGATCATTTCAGCATCCATGACCTCGTGATTGTCCCAAGGGCGAAGTTTTGTGCCATCGCGACGTGTAAACTTGCAGATATTGGCATGACCAAAATGATGATCACTTGTAAGATAAATTTCCATGTTAATGATATAGCACGAGCACCTTGATACGTCAAGGTTTTTATTTTGTTTTAGATATCTTTTCCTGACCACGAGTCCAAGCAGCAACTCCCAGCACTGCTCCCATGGCAATGTGAAAAAATCCACCAGTTTGCAATGTCAAGCTTTGCCAAACCACATAGGGCATGCTCATTCCTAGTAACTTCATGAACAGGGGCTGCACCATGGCTAGTATGGGAAACAAAATAAAATCAAATATGCAAATCACCATGTAAGTAAAGCCCATGGCAGGTCGCCAATATGCTCTCATCCAATGATCATTGTTGGGCACGGCTATCTGAGGCAATGGTGTTTGATTTTGGCAATCGTTACTTGTGCGTGCGGGGCTATTGGGTCGACTCACGGGTATATCAGCATCTTGGTCCATGCGAGGACTACGAATGGGTGGTTCATCACTCATCTTTGGCCTTTTTGGTTTCCGTCATGGTTTCATAGTATTTGATTACTGCCTGTTGCTGTTGAATATATCGCAAAACATCACTGAGATTTACACGCAGGTTTTCGTAATCTCGCACGCCCATGCCCACAAAACTTTCATTTTCAGTCATAAGCAGCCGGATCTGCTCAGTTTGGTTTGTTTTGTTGACTACAACGAAGTTCACAGGCAGCATTTGCAAAGGCAAGGGATCAGCAGGTCTAGCTACAGTGATTTCTGCTGCTCTAGTAGTAACTGTTACAGATCCTTCATTGCCACATGCAGCCAGCATGAGAGCCAAAGTTAAAACAACATATTTCATGGAGTTTTACTCACAACTGGTGGTTTAGTAGCTTGTTCCAAGCTACGGAAAAAGTCTTGTGTGTCTTGATTGATGGTTTTTTGAGTCTCTTGTGCATTTTGTTTGGCTTGTGCTTGAAGATTTTGAGCACGCAACCGCTGTTGCAAAGTTCTATGTTGACTTTCTGCTTGTGTAGTCACTTGCTGCAAACTTGTTAAAGCTTGCTGCTGGCGAGCATTTTGTTCTTGAAGTTGAGCGATGGTTTGTTCTTGCATTTGCACACTGAGCGTGAGTTTGGCATTGCTTTCATGCAAATTGGCGATTTGCCCTTGACTGTAGCGAAAATACGCAGCAAATGCACCTACAACCACGATTATTATCACACCCAAGATGATATTGAGATTTCCAAACATAATGGTTTCCTCCCAGTATATTTACACTGGGACAAAAATCCCCGTTCAGGTTGCATTTGTGACTATCGTTTAGTATATTTGTATCATAAAGCTTTGTGCTTTACAAATCAAAAGGAGTCACAAATGAATAAGTTTCTCGTGCTAGCTGCTGCTGCACTGGGCCTAGTTGTTGCCGGTGCTGCACAAGCTCAAGATCTCAAGAACCTTGATCGCAATGGCATTTACGTGGGTGGCAGCCTAGGTACACAGCTGGATCATCACAAGCAAGCCACTGTGGGTATCACAGCTGGTTATCAAGTTGCCCCTTATGCTCGTGTTGAGCTGGAATACAATAACATGTGGCAGCGCCGTACTCAAGGACAAAGCCTATTTGCACATGGCATTGCACAATATCGCATTCCCAACACACGCTTTACCCCATATGCGCTGGCTGGTGTAGGTGTTGGCTTCAACTCACTTGGTAGTGCCCGTGAAGGCGATGGCAAGATGCTTTATGACCTAGGTGGTGGTGTGCGTTATGCTGTAAGCGACAGCATTGAACTTGATGCACGTTACCGCAACGTTCGTGCATTTGACACAGCCACACGCAATCGTGCTGCTGATGTTGTAAGCCTTGGCGTTAACTATCGATTCTAATAGCTGACAAGCTGAATAAAAAAGCAGTGCATACGCACTGCTTTTTTTATGACTAAAACGATTTTACTAAAATAACCTATTGATATCTAACAACAAATATCGCTGTTTTTGTTTATTTTGCTTTGGGGTTAGGTAGTTTTTTTGTCACAAACCAAACATGTTCACGTAATACTGGATCGTATTTACGTAAACGAATTTTGTTACCGCTTTTTGTTCCGCGGTTGTTGACTCTTATGAGATATTTGGTTCCTGTTTCAGGTTTCTGCTCGGGAACCAACTGCATGATTTGGTATGATGTCTTTGCCATGCGGATATTTATCAAGCTCAAGGCGCTTTAGCACTTGTGCCATGTTGCTAACTACATATCTGCCAACGTCCTTTAAGGGTACGTGACGAAATGCATCCATTTCAGGCCAACTGCGTCCTTTGGGATCTAGAAAATGGCTTTGGCATGTCAGCAAACTGATATCAGGAAGTTTGTCAACTTTCCACAACCACATGCTTAAATCTTTACGCGGTTTGTAGGAATGCACTCCGAGATATTTTAGATCCTGCGGTTGTGCCTGTAGTCCTGTTTCTTCCCACAGTTCACGTATAGCAGCTTGTTGTTCGGTTTCATGCGGTTCCATTTTGCCTTTGGGCAAATCCCAATGTTTTGCATGAGTAACATGGCAAAGCAGGATGTTGACACCGTCCCAAATCACCACAGCAGCACTGATTTTTTTAGTCATTTGTCTAGCTTTTCCATTCTACGATCGTGGCGTGCGTTGGGTATGTAGGGCGTTGTGATCCAATCAAGCAAACACTGCCATGCTAGATCTGGACCTATTAATCTTGCGCCCATGGCAATAACATTGCTGTTGTTGTGCTCACGACTAAGTCGGGCGCTGAGGGGCTCGTTTACCAGTGCGCATCTAATACCTGCATGTCGGTTGGCAGCTATGCTCATGCCAATACCGCTGCCGCAAATCAGTATGCCGCGATCCACTTTTTGTGAAATTATATGTTGGCAAACTGCATTTGCGTAGTCGGGATAATCCACACTGTCAGAAGTGTTTGTCCCTAAATCAAAAACTTCTGCTGCGGAGCCTCGAGCATGTAGCTTGCCTAGCAGAAAGGTTTTCAACTCCCAGCCAGCATGGTCGCTGGCAATTGCGTATCTATAACCGCGGTTTAACTGAGCTTTTAGCTCGGGAGTCATTTCCATAATCACGCATCCTCACATATGCTGTTATTGTAGCATATTGGAAGATTTTGTCAATCAAGTTGCAAGTGGCCGCCCCATGTCAACTGAAAAAGCAAAGCATGTTGTTTTGATACAAAATACCACTGCCGTGGAACATGACCAGGATTCCATTGGTAGTTCCATGCAATAGTTTGTTGTCCCAACGTGGAATCACACCAATCGCTTATCTGCCATACCTTTTGTATATCTTGTGGTCGATATTCCACACAGCAAGAGAATTCAGTCAATGTGAAAGGGTCTAGATAAGTCACGGATACCTATCTATGCTGTAAAACGGTAAACCTTGCAAAATTCGTTCTACATCCAACCCTCTAGCTAAAAGCTCTTGCGCTACTGCATCAAGATAGATGTGATAGTTGTTGAGATTGTGTCTTACTGCATGCGTATATCGCAACAAAGACACCATTTGCAAAACAGTTTGGTCCTTTACAGTTGCATGTTCAAACAGTTGATCAATGCTGCTGTAATCTTGGTGGTCTACACATGTCCAAATTTGTTTGAAAAGAGTCTTGAGCTTGTTGTGTTCGTCACATAACATGATTTACTCCCACGTCATTTGCCAATGCATGATACGTTCTTGGCCTCGTACCATGAGTCGGAGACTGCCAAATCCCTCCTGCCACCATTCTCCGCCAGGCCGAGGTAGACCCCACATGTTCTTACACCATGCTAGCATGACTTCATCATTGCGACTTTTAAAAAAATCAATCATATACAGATCTGGATTATTATATACGTCGTAAATCAAGGCAATGTAATGCTGTTGCTGGATCCATTTCCCAGAACGACCTGTAGTTCGCATGTAATGTCTGATACGACTACCAGGGAAAGCTAGGTCAATCATGAGTAAACTCTATATACTTGCGCCAAGGCAGTGGGAAACTGCAATTTTGTGCGCCCTGGAACAAAGGTGCGATCTCGTGGTCTTGATAACCAGCGAGACCACAGCCCACTCGGGTGACCCAGTATCCATTATTCAAAACAAAAGGGCTTTGTGTGAGCCGCACAAACTCATCAATGTAGAGTTTGATTTCATTCAAAGGCAGGGTGTGGAGTCGCCGGTCCTTGGTGGGGATAGCATAGCTTTGATTGCCAGGTTGCCAGCCCTGGCCGCTGCCATACAGGGCACCAAACTTGACAGCAGCTTCACGAGCTGCCCCAGCACCGTGGATGCCTGCTAGATTGCTGCCAAAAACAAAAACTTCGCCATGTTGTGGCGAAGTTCCGTCCTCGTGATATCGTGGATATTGATTAGTGATCACGGCGCTGTTCGTCAAACTGTTGTCCAAGACCAATGCAAGTCATAAAATGGTCATAGTTGACATCAATGCCTTGTTGACGTGCAAGTCCTTGTGCCAGCCTAATGGTGTTTTTGATTTGCCGCCCATTGAGGTTGTAGAGGCTTAGAGCATGCGAATCAATATCACAAATACCAGCTGCGGACAGCAGTGTCTCCCAAATTTTCTCGCGTGCAGTTTGATCCAAGCTGCTGTAGTGCATGGCAATGCTAATGCGGCTGTGGAAAGCAGGATCAAAATCTGCAACACGATTGGTTGTGAGGAACATCACACCCTGATGATATTCCAACAGTCGGAGGAACACACTAACCAAGCTGTTGCGCACAACGTCACCAGGTGTGCGCTTTTCCAGGAAAATGTCTGCCTCGTCGATTAGGATCACAGCATTCCAAACTTGAGCCACATCAAGAATTTGACGCAGATTTTTCTCAAGCTCACCGCTATTGACACCCAGTTCGCCAACACTGACCATGTAAAGCGGACGCTCTAGCAGTTCACTCACAGCTTCAGCGGTCAGTGTTTTGCCTACACCAGGTTCACCATGCAGTAGGAAAATGCAACCACCACCTTTGCCTGAAATAATGTCGCTGAACCCACTGTTGTTGTCGCTAACCAACGCCTGCACTAGATTCTTCTTGGCAGGATCAAGTACTAGCTGGTCAAAGGCACGCTTTTGGAAATCAATGTCACTAATGGCAGAAACTTCAAAGCGACCCCATTGCTTTTGGCTGAGGCTGAATCCTGTGATATAGCTGCTGGTCATCCAAAGATTGTCGTCGTGCAGCGAAACAGCTTCACTACGCTCACCTAGCGAACGCTGATTTTTGAACTGGTGATAGCTAGCAACGTCAACCATGATGCGACCAGAGCATCGCAGTGTGCGCCAGCCCATCCAAGTGTAAACCTCCATGAAGCCTTGATATTGCTTGTAGTGATTGCCCAGAGCAATATCACGATACTTCCGGCCACGAGCTGTCAGCTGTGCTTTTGCCTCAGCATCAATAGGCTGAACATCAAGATCGCGGATGTTTTTGACACCTGAAAACTCTGGAATGAAAACTTCGTCATTTACAGTGGTAAAGTTACGACCGCTGCTAGCAACCATTTCAAAATCAATTTGGAAATAGTTTCCAAAAAAGCTTTGGCGATAGCGGCAGCTTTTTACCTTACCACCTTGCAGAGTAGCATTGCGAATCACAACTTCTTGGTCTTCACTAAACAACATGCTGAGATAACGATAGCTGATTTTGCCTTCAGCAATCATGTTCACAGCTTCGCGCTGAACTGTGTTATAGTGATCTTCTAGGAAAGCCAGCAGGGTGCTTGCTGCCTTGTTTTTGGTCTTCTTGACAGCACTGCGCAGGCTGCCCAGCTCTTCAAGCAGTCCCGCAATGCTGATATTGGGAACATCTTCATAAATTCCCTCAATGTCATCAACATAGTCTCGTAGAAACTGCACAAGGGGTTCATGCTTGATTTCCACACTGCTGACATCATTGCTATCAGTGTAGTGAACATGAAAGTGATCGCGTGTTTTGGTCATAGTATGGCTCATTTGCTAAGTGCCTTGCTTGTTGCGTATGCTGTTTTATACACTGTGATAGACCTTTGTCAATAGATTTTTCATCCATTTGTGATTATAATTACGCATGACCAGAACCAAGTTTAGATTCCATCTACTAGGCTTACCGCATACTGTGACAAACAAAGAATACAATGCATGTGCATATACCGCCAAGGTTTTAAAATTTGCTGACATGATGACCCAACGCGGTCACTATTGCATTCATTATGGACACGAAGACAGCGACACGCAAGCCCAGGAAAATGTCACAGTTTTGACAAATCAAGACTGGAAACAGGCTTATGGCGATTACGATTGGCGCAAGAACTTTTTCAAGTTTGATACCAGCGATCATGCTTATCAAACGTTTTATGCCAATGCCATTCGCGAGATTCAACAACGCAAACAACCAGGCGATTTTATCTTGCCATTTTGGGGCAGCGGGGTTAGGCCCATTTGTGATGCACATCCAGATTTAATCTGTGTAGAGCCAGGTATTGGCTATTCAGGTGGACACTGGGCCAAGTGGAAAGTATTCGAAAGCTATGCCATAATGCATGCATACTACGGTTTAGCTAGTGTAGGCACATGCATGCAAAGTTGGTATGATGTGGTCATTCCCAACTATTTTGATCACCAAGACTTTGCATATCAAGAACAAAAACAAGACTACATGTTGTTTTTGGGTAGAGTTTATGAGGGCAAAGGTCCTCACATTGCCATGGAAGTTTGCGACAAACTCAATATCAAACTTGTTGTAGCTGGACAAAACAACCTTGATGGGTTTAAAGTGCCCAAATGCGTGGAGTTTGTGGGCTATGCCGATTATGAAAAACGTCGTGAACTCATGAGCGGAGCAAGAGCTTGCTTTGTGCCCAGCTTATACAACGAACCTTTTGGAGGCGTGCAAGTGGAAGCGTTGTTCAGTGGCACTCCCACTATTACAACAGACTGGGGTGCTTTTACCGAAAACAATGTTCACGGAGTAACAGGATATCGTTGTAGAACTTTTGACCATTTTACATGGGCAGCAAAAAACATTCACAACATACAGCCCAAAAACTGTCGAGATTTTGCCATGATGAACTTCAGCTATTCAGCCGTGGCTCCTCGTTATGAGGAGTATTTCCAAATGGTTGCAGATGTTCATGGTCGCAAGGGCTGGTATGAAAGCTATCCTGATAGACAAAATCTTGATTGGCTGAAAAAGGTATATCCCTGCTAACGCTTACATGCAAAGATCTTCATAGCGTGTTGCATGCAGTCTATGGCGACTGATATCGCCTGGGACACTGGCAAAACAAAACATGGCAGCGAGAGTTTTCCAAAACACAGTAGTTCTCCTGAATATATAAACCTTGCTCTACACTAGCTTTGCTGGTTTGTCAACAACATGGTCGTCAAAAATATACCCGCTGCTAGCGGGTATATTTCATTAACCGTTCCAGCCTGGAGGCGGTTTACAACCACTTTGATACGCTGGAAAAGGATCAGCTTGATAGCTGACGTCTCTTCGCCGGCGCAGTTTAATACCCATTTTCTCCAAGTTTTTGGCTGTGTTATAATACACTGCCAAAATAGCTTGCGGCGCGTGGGGTGTGGCTTTTTCAAACCTAGCAGGGACAAGATTTTGATTTACGGTTTCACCAAAACCTGTGCCCAAGCTACCAGAAAAGCTGCTAGCCACCAAAGCATTTTGCATCCAAGGTGTGCGAGCAACCAAAACTGGCGGTTTTTGGGCAAACACCATGGCTCCTATTACACCAGTGTTGGTAGTAGAGCCACCAATTAGATTTACATAACTTGTGGATTTCCTACTAAACAAAAACGCAGCAGCTTGTTGATTATTGATGTTCCAACCTTGGACTACTGTAATTCCAAACGCAGGAACAATAAATCCCGGACTGTGAGCGCCGGCAGGTTGTCCTTGCAGCACATCTAGACCATCCACACTGACTACAAACTCTGCAGGTGTAGCTGTGTGATTGCGAAGTTCAATGCTGTAGTCATTGTTTTCGCGACCTTCAATCCAAACATTGCCTTGATGATAATACTCATCAGCTGCTGTGCGATTTTTAGGTCGCACTAGCAGTTCATAATGTCGATTTGCACAGAACATTTACTTGCTCATTTTTTCACGTTCTTGAGCAGTGTAAAGATCTGTAGCATAGATTTCATCGTTGCTAAGACCTTGACTCTTGGCATACCGCAAACGACTGGTTCCTGCACTAACACTGGCCATAACATCAGTCATGTTGCCAACATTGTAGCTAACGGTATTGCTCATGCGCATACCAAAAGTTTGACCCACAGCAAATGCATCAATGTTTGCACCTAGAAATGTGAAAGTCCATTCTTTACCTTCAGCAGTTTCTACCATGTTGCGAATGTCTTGATTGTTGTATTTTTGACTGGAGTTTTCTGCACCATCAGTTAAGATACAAAAAATCACAGCAGGGCGTTGGTCCTTGGCAAAAGTTTTCAAGCTTTGACTTACTTGTTCAATGCCATGACCAATAGCATCAAGTAGGTTAGTTCCGCCTGCAGGCTCATAGCCTTTACGGTCTAAAACAGCAACTTGATCAATAGGCTGATTGTTGTAAACAGTCTTGATGTTACCGCCTTCAAACTTGATAAAAGTCAAGTTGATTTCACCTGCTTGACGATCTTGACGCTGTTGTGTTACAAATCCGTTGAAGCCTTCAATAGTTGCATCACGAATACTGCTCATGCTGCCACTTTCGTCAAGAACCATGCAAATAATTGCACCATTGGTGCCTGCACGACGGATTTTGGGAAGTTTTTTACTGGCTGGTGCAATCGTTGTTTGTGTGTTGATGGCAACGCCAGGAAAGGGGTTAGGTAGATTCATTGTTTGCTCCTTGTGGTTTTTCACTGCCCTGGATCACCCCAGGGTCTTCACTAACCTAGACACTGTGACCGTTTGGTCACATGATATTTATAGCATATTATCTGTAACTGACACAACTGGAAACAGTATGTGACTCATGAAATATTCAGTTTTTTCTTGGCCAATCAAGTTTTCCAATGCTTTGCGTGTGTGCGGATTTTTTTGTTGTTGAAGACAATAGTGATCTTGTGCTTGAGTTATTTTCGCAGGATCGCCGTGACTTTTGTTCAATCTCGCAAGATAATCACTCAGCACTCGCTGTGCTTCTTGCCCTATCAGCTCTTGCTCTTGGAAACTGGGACGTGCAGCCAACCAATGTTCGCTGAATATATCTCCCCAATCGGGACGTTGACGTTCACGTTGCACGTCAATATTTAAAAAAGGCCGGGATGGAGTTACTGTGGGACTTAGATCCAAAAATACACCGGTAAACTTGTTAACTCCAGCTATAACGTCAAAACCAAAAATAGGTTCAGGGTCATGTTTGTGTGGAAACACACAAACATGTACAACAGCAAAGTTGTCTTGATTAAAGAACTCTACATGAGCTAGACGAAAATCACTGCCCGTCCAGCGCCAGTTTTGCCAACCAAAATCTTCTGTTGCAATAGCCTGTGCTGTGGGATGACTTTCAATAATGGCTTTTAAAGCCCGAGCTTGCTCATGTATAAGATCAATACAGTTCATTATATATTTCCATGATGGACTGAAAAGCTCGTTGGGCAGCCAAGCTGTCAGCGTCAGTTAAATCTACGAGAACTCTACCTCGTATATAATCCACACATGATTTGTGATCTTGAAACTCCAAGTGATTTACAGGCATTTTGAGATTTTTGCGCAGCAGTTGTCCACCATATAGCCATCCCATGTAATGCACATAAATGTGTCCACGTAGTTGATCAAGAGTCAAGTTATTGAGTTCAGCACAATAGGCGCTTGTGCTGGCTAAAGTACCAACGTCCCCTTGTCCACACATGGCAATATCCAAGGCAAGTTTCTGTCGACGATCTAAATCAGTTACTTCAAAACGCCATTTGCGTTCAATAACGTCGGCAATTTGATACAACTGCCACAGCATCTGCTTGTAAACTTTAGCAGGAACATTTCCTTTAACAAGGGCTTGCGCTAGCTTGGTTTGTTCTGCTTGATCGTGCAAATCCTGACATTGCTCACGCAGTTCCTTTTGCGATACCATTTTGGTCTCCTAAATGAAAATATTTAAAATATACTTTACTCAAGGAGAAAAAGCCAAATGCGTTGGATTTTATTAATGGCAGGTTTGTTGATTGTGGAACCTGCTCAAGCTCAAACTTGTCAAACCTCTTGGAGTTTACCTCAAACTACCCATCCAGGAACCATGTTGTGCCGCCAAGCATACGTGAGTTATCATGACGATCAAGCTAAAATACCTCGTTATGTAAGTTACGTGCTGACTCCCGACAATCTCATGGGCTGTACACCAAGAATCAACAGTTTCCGAGCTGATCCTGATTTACCTCAAGGACGTAAAGCCGAGCTTGCAGATTATGCCCGCAGTGGATATGATATTGGGCACATGGCCAGCAGTGCTGACATGACTAGAAACGAACAAGTGCAACGAGAAAGTTTTTATCTCAGCAACATGGCGCCGCAACTGCCAGAAAACAATCGTGGCGAGTGGGCACAGTTGGAATCAAACTTACGCAGTTGGGTATGGCAAAACCAAAAAGGCATAATAGTGCATGTGGGGCCAATTTACACTGCTGCTAGCAAAACCATTGGCCCCAACAGAGTAGTTGTTCCCGAGGCTTTTTATAAAGTAGCAGTGGACATGCAATCTAATCACGCCACTGCTTGGATCATGCCTCAAAATACGCCGGGAAAAAATGAGCTAGCAAGCTTTATTGTCACTGTTCGTGAACTTGAAGAACAAACAGGTTTAACTTTTCCCAACATAGTAAACAAAAACACACGCGGCTTTCAAATGTTGGGCAATGCCCAACTGTTGCGTGATGCCCGAGCTCAACGCTGCGGGCGTTAAGCTTGTCGGTGTAGGAAGGTCATGCGCATGCGAGTTCCGCCAAAATATTCACTGAAACAGCGTTTTACTTCTTCTGTGTCAAAATTACGGCAAGAAAACACATCCACATAAGCTGTGTTGTCAAGAGGAACAAAATGCACGCAAATGTTGCTGGTTTCAATCAGTTGCACGCAACTGATTCCAGCTTTGGCAGGATCATGAGTTGCAAAATGCTCGATGATGGGCTCACCATAAGCAACCATGTCAATGCGCTTGACTAGATCCTTTATCCAACGATAAACCACAGTTTTGTCTTGAATAGCAGTGTTGTCGCACCCTCTAATGTCAAGAATTAGGTGATAACCCCAATATCCATCGTTCATTAACAGTAATTCCTTGTATTGTGTTTGTTGATTATATATGCAATAGCAGCATAGTCAAAATGCTAGTCGTCCATTTTTCTACGACGAGCTACAGGACTGCGAGTGTTTGTGTCCGGTAGTTCTTTACTTGAGCCCAAAGTTAAAACTGTGTGTTTAATGCCTGCATGACGTGCCACACGCTCTATCATCTCACGTTCAGCATCAGTGTATGCTACAGCTACAGGTATGTTTTTGAGATATTTGGGATCTTCTTTAAACTGTTCGGGATCAGGTTGTCCAGCCATGGCTACAACAAACCTATAAAAATCATAATAGGGATCTAAATCAGGAAATGCTACTGTAGTTGGCATGTGATGTGCTAAATTTTGCTCAGGGCCAACTTCACGAGCTTCTTGTAACATGCGTGTGTATAAATCGGTTATCTTCATTAGCTGTCCATGCTGTGTCGTTTGGCCACAGGACTACGTGTATTTACATGTGACTGTTCATGACTGGCTGTTGATACTATTTGTTTTGCTGTTACACCCATGAGCTTGTTGGCTAGTTCCACTATACGTTGTTCCTCGGGAGTATAACAAACCACACTGGTGTTTTCATTCCAACTGCTTTGACTATTGAACTTAATATCACCATTTTCATGTGCTTGAGCAGCAGCAAGTGCTAGCAGATATCTATATTGTCTGTAAGTATCATTATTTTGAAGTTCAGGAATAACAAATGTTGGGGGTAGCGTGCTTTCTATCTCAATAGGCAAAGGAGGAGCATTGCCATTTATATTTTCTTTTAGATCTTTCCAGCGCATGATAATATTTATTGATTTTATAAATATTATCATGAAAGCACATGATGTATTTGGCCCGCAAGGACTATGGGAATCTCCACAACAGGGAGATTTGATTCTTTTAGAGTTTGGGAACGATGTTATTTGCATGGAAACTGAAATAACAGAAATAACCTGGCAAGGAGACATTGTGCTTGAAGGTGATGACAAACTTTTTAAAGTTTTGGAAACATGCGGACTTGTGGAAGTTGAGTTGCCCAGCACAAAACCAGATTACCAAGTTGATCTTGGTCCTGAACATGAACTTTTAACAAAAGAACGCAGTCAAGCTTTAAAGACTGCGTTAGACACTTTTCCTCCTATAAACCGTGATATAATGTTAATGTATCTTCAAGGCCATACAGTAGATGATATTGGTAAAAAATATAATTTCAGTACGACTTATATTCGTAGGATCATAGCCAAAGCAACTAGCATTTTGAAATATCAAATGTATAAACTAGGTGTGAGTGATGAACGACGTCCGCATATTCCAGGATTTCAAAGCAAGCAATCAAGTGATATTACAGAAGCTGAATATCAAGGGCGCAAAGTCAACTTGGGTAAACCATTTCTAACACCTGATGGACCCAAGAAGCGTGCAGTTTATGTCAAAAATCCCAAAACTGGAAATGTCATACGTGTGAACTTTGGCGACAAGAAAATGCGTATCAAGAAAAGTAATCCAGCCCGACGAAAAAGCTTTCGCGCTAGACACAAGTGTCACACAGCGAAAGATCGCACTAAAGCTCGTTACTGGAGTTGCAAATTTTGGTAACTTATCCGCGACTGTGATCGCGATACCATTGATATGGTGTCACATTGTGTGTTTGGATAAACGCAGCACGTAATGCAGGGGCTGTCATGCCATATTTGCCAGCAAGTGTTTTTTCCAAGTTATTAAGCAATACGGTTAAGTTTCCGTCATGCCACTTGCGGTCCCCAAGTTTAAGACTTAAAGATTGTGCATATTCGTGAACAGCGTCTTTCACATTGCGCATTTCCAATATTTTACCGCCAAAAAACTCCAATAGTTCATGGCTTAAATCCTGTAACAAGGCAGCCATACGTTGTGTTTGCTCACAGGCTGGAAGTTTTCTTGTTATCTTGCTGAGTCCTTGAACATGCTGCATGCAAAGGTCTTGAGCCAGTTTGGCATCAAGACCCAACGCAACAGGTTCATCCACAGTGGGTTTAAGTTGCAAGTTCCAAAGATGTTGTGAATCGCGGAGGTTGGTAATTCTCATAGTTGGCTACCTTGATATGCCCTTTATTTAGTGCATATTCAAAAAGTTGCCACTGTGCAATGTTTTTGTTCTTCATTTCGCACTGAATGTCAAAGTTGGGCCAAAACTGCAACACATAGTCATTTACTTGATTGTTCCAACACATGTCACTATGTGCCCTTAGCTTTTGCTTGTTGGGCTTGATCTTGCATTCTTCAAGATATTCTAGAATAGGCAAACTGTAGTGCATGGCTGGGCGAACTCCCCGCCAAGAATCTTGGATTCGTTGTACACGGGAGTCTTGAGGCTGAATATATTCACCTGTTTTAACCCAATGATGATGCACATCAAGAACTATTGCCATTTTGTCGGCAAGTTCTAGCACTGCATCCACACCCCAAGTTGTTTCATCATTTTCAATAGTGATTAGATTGCGTGCTTCGGGAGAAAGTTTGTGCCATGCTGCCAGCATGCCTGCAGGACCTTGACGACCACTGATGTGAATGTTGATTTTATAACCGTGATCATGCCATTTACTGCCATATCCCATGGCTCGTGCAACATCAACATGATATTCAAACTCGGCAATGCTGCGAGCAACGACATCTTCACGATCGCTTGCCATGCAAACAAACTGACCAGGATGTTGGCTGAGTCTAATGTCGTATAGCCTGGCAAGTTCACCTAGCTTGGCTAACTGAGCTTGCCAACGTGCTTTAACATCCGGTAGTTGCCAAAAGTGCTGCCATGAACTTTCTGTGTATGCTGGCAACATTTCACTGCCTAGACGAATCTGCCTGAGATTAACAGGCCAAGTTTTCATGATTTCAAATACACGAGCATATGCGTGACAGTTGTGAACAGCAATCTCCATGAGGCGTTCATATGCACGGTCACGTGGTTGACGGTTAAGCCACGCAATGGTTGTGCTAGTGGCATTCAGTTGTTTAACGTCTTGATTGGGAAGATAGGGAATAAACTTACAGCAGAAACCCATGCGGGGCACGGTCATAAAACACCTATTGTGATTGCCAAGTTCCTTGGTCTACTACGATATCTTGATAAGTCAATATAAAACTCATAGCATCTTCGCGATACTGAAATCCCATCATGATTCCCAAGTTGGGATAGATTATAACATCACCTTGGCAGTTAGCCTCACACCACCGTCGTATTTCAAAAGGTTGGTTTTCCTCAACAAAAAATCCCAACTTGCACCAAGCAGGAAACCACTTGTTGGGCACTAAGGGACCTTGACGGAAATCGTGATTTATCATGTTGCTGGGCAAAAGCCAAATGTTTTCAGGCTGAGATTGAAAATCTTTCAGATCATAAATCCAAATAAATCTCATGCTTTAACCCCATTTCATCAAAAACATCATGAGATCATGCTCGGTGGCAAAACTCACATGTGTTTGACGATATGTAGCATTGTGATCTTGTCTAAGTATTCGATATATGTCTTGCACTGCATTTCCACGGGGATTGCAAGCATTGACAAAATTTTGCCAAGGCTTGATGCAGTAACTTAACTCTTCATCTAAAACAATAACAGGAGGAGTTGTGATATTGTCCACAACTACTCCCATGTCATTTTGGCCCAAAATGCTATTTGATCGTCCCTAAACTCAATGCCCTTCATGTAATCTCGACCAGGCCAATATATTCCCATGTTTCGTTTAACCACATGCCATGAGCTTTGTGGTCCATGGCTGCGACCAAGATTTTGCCTACACCATGTGGCCATTTCTTGAAACTTTTTGGCATTGCCAGGAAACACCTGGTTAGATTTTTTCACCCGGCTCCCATCCCCTAAGTCTCACAAACCTTGGAAACCGCAAGCTGTAAACATCGCTGTTTTGGCTTTTGGTAATAGCATCAGTTTCCACTTCACCAATAACACCTGCTAGCTTGTCACGATAGGCCCAAAACTCGTCACGTTGCTTTTCGGTATAACCACCACCCACACTGACTGTAATTTCTTTGCCGTCATGCGAGCCCTTGAACAAAATTGCTCCCATGGTATTGGCAAACTTTGTTCCCGGAGTTCCTGGCTCCACTTGCACAATCTCAAGATCCACAGTGAAAAACGGCTTCTTCTTGAGCCAAGCAAAGTTGCGCTTGGTGGTGTAAGCAGCTTGCGGATCCTTGATCATGATCCCTTCAAAGCCCAGTTCCAGGGCTTCGCGATTGAACTCACGATAAGTTTCTTGCCCTTGAGCAGTATCAAGATCCACCGTGAGCTTGGGAATAACGTAAATCTTGCCTTGGCTTTGACCTTCCAAAAAGCCACCTAGACCAACTAGAATGTCATGTCGGTCTTGCTGAGAAATTTCACACCGACCTTTCCTAAAGTCTGCAAGAGGCACTATGTCAAACAGTGCTAGATGTGCATCGCTTGTGTCCACATTGCTTTTGCGGTTGACTTGTGTCATGAGGCTTTGAAAGTTGGCACTGACCACTTCACCGTCAAGAACCACACTGTGCTTCAAGCGCGGCAGCAAGCTAGCCAGCCATTGGGAAATTTGCGGAAAGTTGTCGTTTAGTTTGCCGTTGCGGGTGTATTGAGTGACAGTTTGTGTTTCCACATCCAGCACACTGAGCAGTCGCACGCCATCTAGCTTGTGATCCAACATGCGAACACCTGTAATACGATGTTCGTGATCAACACCATCTTCAGCAAGCTGACAGCTGAATACAGGAATAATATAGGGCTGTGCAAGAGCACCTTGAGCTTTCAGCACTTTGTTGATTGTGGTTTCAGTTACCCCGCAACGAAGATCTTTCAGCAGCACACGGCGATAAAAACCATTCCACATGTCTCGGCTGCTGCCATCAGCCGCTTGGCTGATAGCGTCGCGAGCAGCGTGTCCAGTTAGCTCACGCCTTGCAAGATTGCCCACAAGCTCTTGAAAATCCTGCCAGGAAAAGCTGGCACGAAACCCCGGAGGATCAGCATCAACTAGCTGTGGGACCTTTTTAACGCCAAACGTCATCAAGCTGTCGCAAGCCCACTGCGCACCTTGAAAAAACTCCGTGATACCCGCTTGCCAAGCGTCGCGAAGCAAGCGCTCTTTGTCTAAGCGACTGTTGGTTTGCTCAAGAGCTTGAACTACGTCGTGGGCCGTTTTCATGTGTTACACTTTCTCCTTGGCTGTATTGTAACACACCGTCAAACGGCATGCAAAACATGGGTATTAAGGCTAGGCGCATGCTCAGCAATCAACTCGCGCTCGCGAGCATGGGCCGGCTTCTTGCCACGAACCACTTCCAGTGCTCGGACCGTGAAGCTGTCAGCCCCATGTTCACGGATAGCTTGACACAACCGCCATGCATGAGCTTCCTTGTTGGCACGATTCACATGCTTGAGCCACCGACGCCTCACGCTAGCAGCCACTCGACCTTGATCAACCACAGTTACACCAATGTAGGTATCCTCACCACGCTGGATGATGTAGATCACATGGCGTGTGTCGCAACGCCGTTTACGTCGTGTCGTGCTAGCGTTCATGTGGTCAATCTAGCACACGTCACCGGAATGTCAACCAAAAATTTCA